CGCTCGGTACCGGTCCTGTTCCACTCGGCCATACGATCGATGAGCGGGACAGTGATGCTGTTGCCCTCCTCGCCGTTGCCCGCGTAGGAGAACTTGGCGGCATCCATGCGCCCGCTGAACAGGATGTCGGCGGCATAGGTACCGTCCCGATCGAACACCACGAACATCAGCTTGCCGTTGCGCCCCCGGCACCCCTTGAGCGAAGTCTCGGTGATGATCTGGGCGTCCAGGCCGTTGAGGGTCAGCTCTACGGACATGGGCGACCCCGAGTTGCTGCTTTCCTGCGACTGGCCAACCGACCCGAAACTGCCAACCCCCTGGTAGGTGATGCCGTCGATCACCAGGTCACCGGTTCCGGTGTGCGCGAAGACCATGCCGTCGGGGAAGTCCAGCTGGCAGGCATAAACCGCCATGAAGTTGCCTTGGGCGATGATGTCGACAACTGTCTGGCTGAATGGAAAAACACTCGTGGCCATCAGAATGCCTCGCGGAATTGCAGGGTCGAGTTCGAGACCACCGGCTGGGTGGTCCATTCATTGGTGTCGTCCATGCGCCGCATCTCGCAATATGGGTTCTTGTACTCGACCACGCTGCCGGCCGGGATCACCTTGCGGATACGCTTGTTCACCGAGACCAGGGCCTTGCCGGTGGCGTCGGACGTGGCCCGCTCGACGACTTCGAACATTTCGCCCTTGATGGTGATGAGATCTCCACGGCTGAACACCGGACGGCTGGCCAGCAAGCCCTGCAGTTGCATGATGCTGGCCTGGGCATTGGCCACGGCAACAACCGGAGCGCCAATGTTGTCCGTACGCGGTCGGGTGAGATACGGAATGTTCACCGTGCCGAACATGCCCTGCAGGCGGCCCAGCAACGAGGTCAACTCGCGCTCGTCTTCGTCGTACAAGACGCCGAAGGTCATTGAGCACTTCCAATAGGCGCCCGGCTGAGCCACAACCTGCTGGGCATTCGACAGCGAGGAGGTGAACCCTCGGTTGTTGTAGACGACGCCCCAGGTGACCTCAGTGGGCTCCAGGTCCTCGGGCCATGGCTCCGCCATTGGGTCACTCCCAAAAGAAAGCCCGCCGAAGCGGGCCGGATATAGTTACCGCCGTTGCAGCATCTGCCGCCCGGCACCGTTGGTCTTGAAGTCTCGCAGCATGAGCTCGTAGCCATCCCGCGCGCCCTGCTCGGCAGCACGCCGAACGTCGGCCAGGGTGGCGGCGTTGGCTTGCCCTGACACCTGGATGTGCTGGGTGATGCCGCCAAAGCTGATGGACGACTGCCCACCGCCACCCCCGGCGCCAGCAGCCATGACACCGAGAGAACCATCCGGGCCACGGTGCAAGGGCAGAATCGCCTCTGGCCCGGCCTCGGCGAAGACGCCAGCGCCCTTGGCAAAAGCGAACATCTGCGGGCTGTCATAGACGCCACCTGAGTAGGCCGACAGGCTGGGCGAATCGTAGACACCACCTTTCGCATTCGGGATGACCTCACTGAAGCCCGTCATCGTGCCTTGGCCAAGTGCCTGGGTACCGCCACCAAGGAAACCAAACGCCGAGCTGAGGAAGCCAGCAGCCGCCTGGCGCACCTGGATGCGGATCAGATCCTCAATCACGGAGTCGGCGAAGTCCTTGAACTGGAACTTGCCGGTTTTCACGAACTGAGTGATGCCATCCTCCAGGTTGCCGAAGGCATTGGAGAACAACTCCTGCGTCTGGCCGGCTACATCGGCGGCACTGTCGAGGTAGTTTTCCAAGGCAGCTGACGCGCCATTTGTCCAGTCAGACTGAGCCGCGTCGATCTTGACGAAGGTGTCTTCTTGGACCTGTACCAGCTTGGCCCCGTACTCTTGCCTCAAGGCAATCTGCTTCTCCAGCTCCTGGCGCTGTTTCTCAGTGCTGGCTGTAGCCAGCTCGTCTCGCAGTGCCAGAATCTTGCTGTTGTTTTCCTGCTCGAGGGCCAGGCGCGACTGAGCGCGGCCAGCCCGCTTGTCGCCCATGCCTACCGCTGCCGCTGCGGCATCGCCCTGCTGCTGGGCAATCGCCAACTGGCGCTCAAGATCGGCCTGGTACTTCATGGCCCGCGATAGGCCGGTCGAGGCCTGCACGGCATTATTGAATTGCTCGGCGAGCGCACCGATAGCTTTACCGTACTCCCCAGTCGTGATCTTCTTCTGCGCCAGCAGCAGGTCGAGATTCTTGGTTTGCTTCTGAAACTCATCGGATGCTGCACCGACAGGGTCAAAAGCCTTCTTCAACTGCTGGTAGGCAGTTTCCGCCTCTTTTAGCTGCTGGGTGAGCTTGGTCTGCGCCGAGGTGGCATCCTTGGTTTGCTGCTTCGCGCCCTGGTTGGCTTTCTTCTGTGCTTCGATCGCGCTCGCCGCCGACAGAATTGCCTGCCGGTCTGTTTCGGTAAGGTCGGCGTGTTCAGCAAGATAGCGATTAACGATCTTGGTAGCATCGCCATTGTCTTGCAGGCCCGCCAGCTGCTTCTGCAACGTTTCGAGGTAGGTCTGACCGGCCGTGCTCATGCCAGCCTTGGCGGCGTTGTTTTCCTGCGTCGAAACGGTGTTCCGGTCAGTCTCGCTGGTCAGTTCCGAAAATTTGGATCGCAGATTGGCAAGCGCGGCGCTGAGTTCAGATGCCCTGATCTGACCTGTCTCGATGGCCTGGGCCATCGCCTCAGTGACGCCGGGAATTCCGCGCACCTGATCTGCTACGGCCTTCCAGTCAACTACTGCGCCCTTTGAGAAGTCATTAGCGGCTGTTCGCACTATCTCGAGTGCTTTCCGTGCCTCCTCGGGCATTGGCGCCAGCCCGGCGATGAACCCATCAACGCCAGCGGCCCCCAAACCGCGGAGGTCGTTCTCGAATTTGTCGGCAATCGCGCCCGACGTCTGCCCCAGCTGGCTCTGCAGGTCGTCGATCTTGTCTTGCAGTTCCCTCAGAGCCACCGCCTGGGTCGCCCTGTTCAGCTTGTTGAAGCGCTCGACCAGCTTATCGAGCGGATCGCTGAGGTCTCCTAACTTCTTCTCGAGTGAGTCGGAGTTGTCTCGCAACAGGAGGAAACTGGCCGCAGCCGTGCCGGCCAGAATCGCCAACCCCATCGGGCCGCCCAGCGCCGTCAGCAAACCACCGGTAGCGGCACGTGTTAGGTTGGCCTGGGCAATGGCCAGCGCCTCGGTTGACGCCGTGAGGGCCGCTTGCTTTGGCAATAGCTGGGTCTGAACCAGGCTGAGTCTATTCAGGCCAGTCGCGGCTGCTACCGAGGCCTCCGCTTGCCGCACCTGCGCCTGGGCGTAAATGCGCTGGGCCTCAGCACCGCTTAAAGCAGCTTGGGCATTCCTGAACTCTGCTACCCGCTGAGCTACGGCAGCCTTCACTGCCATGTATGTTTTGGCGGTATAGGAAGTAAGCGCCGCAACACCGACACCGCCAATGGCTGTCGCGACTAGATCGAAATGCTCTCCGAGCGTGACGATGACCTTCGAGAGACCGCCAACGGCCCCGGTTTGCTCTTCCATCTTTCCAAGGAAGTTGCCAATCGCGTTGCTGATGTTGTTCAAGGCATCTTGAACACTGGTAGACATGTCGGCCGCTGCTTTGCGGTTTACCTCAACACTTTTCAGCAGACCGATGTTAATGTCATCCAGAGCGAGCTTGCCCTCGCTGCCCAGCTTGCGCACTTCGTCGGTGCTCTTTCCGGTCGCGCGGGCAATCGCGTCCACGATTGTCGGCATCGCAGTTTGGATAGAAATCCACCCATCCGCATCTACCTTCCCTGTAGCCAATGCTTTTGAATAGGCGTCCAGTGCCGAGCTTGCTTTGTCCGCTGACGCGGCGTTGGTTACGAGCAGGAAACTGAAGCTGTCGGTGATATCGAGCGTCTGCTCGGTGTTGAAGCCTAAGCTGCGCATCACATCCGCCGTGCGGATATACAGTTCTTGCGCCTCAGCCAGAGGTCGGTAGGTTTCCTGCGCGGTCTGCATCAGGTGCTCTTGCACAGCCTGGTAGTCGGCAGCACTTCCAGTAGCTGCCTTCATCCGGTCAGACATCTGGCCGTAGGCATCCACTTGCTTGATGATGCCCCCGATCAGGCCGGCGCCCGCTACCGCGGCAAAGGCCCCGCGCATGAGTGTTCCCGCGCCTTGAGCCGCAGCGCCCGCTCGCTCAAACGCGGAGTCAACCGTCGCCAAGTTGCGATCAATTGCCTGACTGGTCTTGGACACCAGCTGATCGGCACTCGCCAACTCGCGCCGTAACTGCGCGGTGGTGGCCTCAATCTGGACGAGCATTCCTTGAATTTGTTGGTCAGCCATTTCATAGCCTACAAAAAAGCCCGCTCAAGGCGGGCTTCAATAAGTTGGAAGGAAGATCAAATTCCTTTTTTTGAACAAACTTGTCCGGCAGCCTCTCCCACATCAATAACAACGAAATTACCGCTAGAAAGTTTCACCGCCATGAAAGGCTCAAATCCGACATACGCACCATATGAGTTTTTTGAGTTCACAAGGCCACAAGTCGCTTTATCTTTGCCGATCCTCACATTTTTAAATTTTGCACTGTCTGCATCTTTCAACCGATCTTCCATCGCTATTTTCAGTGCCGCTAGGTCATCATTTGATGCCGGGGTGCCGGCGGCGAAGGCGAGCGAAAAAACAGCGCACTGGGCAAAAACTCCCAAGCCAATCTTCCTGATCACGGTAGACTCCTCACGAAAATGACTACCATATCAAGAAGACGATCAAGGCGCCTGGTTAGTAAGACTTTCTCCCAGTCAACGCCATCCTCAGTTTGTCGGCCACATTCGAAGCACTTGGTTTCTCCTTCACGCCCTGCTTCTTCCCGCTGCCGAATGGGTTAGTCATCTGAGCCCATTCAATCCTGGCATCCATGGCCATGAATAGCTCAGGCAGCGGCGTACACCAGGCCACATCCGGCGCCCATCCCAGCCACCCGGTGGCGATCCCATACAGCCGGTCGACGTAGCTGCCGTCCTCGACAGCGCTTACGCCGTCCCGGCTTGGTCGTTTCCCGGGTCACCGCCTCGCGGATTGTAGAGAGCGCCAAGGTACTTGGTGACTACCGGCGTCAGCCCGGCCACACCCTCCTGCCAGACCTTCTCGGGCAGCGCTTCGGCAGCCTTCCCTTCCAGGCCGGCGCCGGCGGCGATGATAAAAGCCACCGCATCTACGCCGACTGCATGCAGGGCTGCGGATGCACCGCGCAGGCCGCCGAAGCGGCTTTCGATAGCACGAACTGCCTTTAGGGTGGGCTGTAGAGTGTACTCTTCATCGCCCAGTTTGACGGTCACGGTCCCGTGTAGAGTTTTGCTCACAGAGGCCCCCTATCAGGCAGCGGCGGCGGCCGGAATTTCCAGCACGTCGGAGTTGATGCCCATGGTGATGTTGCGGCGCACCACGTTGTCAGCAGCACCTGGTGCAACGGTGTTATTCATCACCTTGACGCGCATGTAGAAGGTGGTCGGATTGATAACTGGGGTTGCGGTCGGATCACCGTCATTCAGGGTGATCTTGACGTTGTAGTCGCCCTTGCTGCGGTCCTTGTGCGCGGTCTTGACTGCACGCTGGCCTGCGTCACCACTGTCCAGGCCGACAGTAACGGTCAGGTCGCCAGCGTCAGCAGTGCCCTTGTACTTGCGCACACGCCCGTCTTTCAGCGAAGTGAAGTTCACGTTGCTGAAGGTGTCACCAAACTCGCCCAGGTCCTCGATCTCACCCACTTCGACGTAGGTATCGGCCTTGTATTCAGTTTCCGTGTCCGCGCCGGTCTTGCCACCGATGAAGATGCGGCAGCCAGCGGCTGTGTTGAGGTTGTCTTCGGCCATGGGGGTTCCTCCAAAGGCACATTGGATAAAGCCGCAGCGCGGCCGGTGGTTAAATCAGTGGGTGGTGATGACGCGAACCGTGATCGAGCCCTGATAGGTAACGCCGTCAGCATCCCGCTGGGCGTCCGACTGGATGACGCGTACCGATACAGCGCGGCCAACCTCCAGCGGCAGCGGGCGCTCGTCCAGGGCGGCGATCACCTCGCCGTTGATGCGCTTCACTTCGGCCTGGCCGACAGCATCAGACCAGACGGACAGGTACAGCAGGCGCTGCTCGCGCTTGCGCCCGGAGATCGGGCTATCGTTGACCGAGACCTCGCGGTCAATCGACACGTAGGGCATATCGGCGTTCAGCGGTGCGCCGTCGTAGATCGGGCAGCTGACTTCGGCCTTGAGCCTGGCAAAGATGGCCTCCTGCAGGGCCAGTGATGGATCAGCCATTACCTACCCCCTGGCTTGCCTTGCGCAGGGTTCGGCGAACTGCCTCCTCAAGGTCGGCCATGACGTACTCGCGGTTTACGTCCAGGGATGGGCGAAGCCACGGGTGGGCCGGCCTGGCGGGTATGTCCGGGTACTTGCCGAAGAAGTGCTGTCCGTCGGACTTGTTCTTCGTGTCGCGCTGCCGGATCGAATTGCGCCGGCCTTTCAGCTGCGACTTGTCGCGATTGTTGGTGTGAACGCCGCCGACCGCATCCCGATCAGCTCGCTGGTAGATGCTGCCGGTGTAGCCCTTGGTGCCGTACTCGAGGAACCTCAGGTAGAAGAAGCGGCGATTGTCCCGTTTGCCCCTGATGCCGACCTGTGCATCCAGCCCGCTGGGTGCGACGTAGACTCGCAGGGCCGCCGAGGCAGCGCCGGTGTCCTTCGGGATCAGCTGCTGCTGGGTAGCCAGCACGCGCGCGGCCGCCTTGGCCATGGCCGGCTGCAGTTCATTGTCCATCGTCTTGTGGATGTTGCGCAGCGTCCGCCGGAGGCGGATGTCGCCGCGCATCTTCGAGCGGCGCGCCATGGGCTACTCCTTGGCCGGATCGGCCTTCGCTGGCTTGACGGCCTTGTCGGCCACGGCCTCAGCGTAGCCACGAGCAATCAGGCCTTCGCCCTGCTCCTTGGTCACCTCGAATTCCTCGCCCTTCTCGCGCTCACCAGATGCGCCCGTCAGCGGGCCCAGTGCACGAATTTTCATGGTTCACCTCATGGGTTGGGGACGCTGGAGCACAGCAGCCGCAGCATGTCCCGGTCGTTGTTGAGTAGCGGGGCCTCGACCTTGTAGGTCACGCCCGAGCGCTTCTCGGTCAGTCGCCAGCCGGCAACAATGTCCGACCGGGGCCGGATACGGATCTCGGCACTGATCACCGCCTTCAGCTGTTCGGCCACGGGAGTAACCCGACCTGTCGGCATGGTGACCTCTGCCCAGACCTCACCAACCTCCACCCAAGTCTCAACGAAGCCGCCAGAGCGGTTCTGTTCCCTATGTGGTTTGAAGACTTTGCAGCGGTGCCGCATTGGACCGGCTCTCATAGATTCACCCAGCGGTGCGGAAGCCAGAGGGCATTGGTGGCAAGCGGCAGTTCTGTGGCGATGGTGCCCGTGGTCACCGCCTCGCGGTTTGCATACCAGTGACCGATCAGTAGAAGCGCCCCCTGGCGTATTGCCTTGGTGATGATCAGCGCGTTCCCTGCAGGGTCAGGCAAGGCCTCGCCCTCGGCAATCAGCCGGCGGTTCGTCCACAGCTCGAAGGTACTGATGGCGGCGTCGATATAGCCTTGAATCAGGCTGTCCTCCTCGTCGCCATCAACCCGCAGGTGCGCCTTCACGGTGGCGAGGTCAATCATTGCTTGGCACCAGGGCCTGCAGTTCTTCCTTCTTCGCGCCTGGCTCGAAAGCGATGCCTTTGGCCGTCAGCCATTCCTTCAGCTCTGGCACCTTCATCTTGAGCGGATCGCTTTCAGGAGGGCCCGAGCCGTCCAGATACTCGGCCACGCCGAGGTGCTCGACCGCCACCAGGGCGCAGCGCTCCGACACTTCCTGCTCGCCCGTCTGGATCTCAACCACCTGGTTGCCGTCGACAGCGAACGGGAACGCCTTCTTCACGGAAATGATTGGCATAAATCCTCCAGAGTGGGCGCCCGAAGGCGCCCGCCCGATCAGGCAGCGCTCAGGGTCAGAACCTTGATCGCCTGGGAGTCGACAAGCATGCCGCCGACGCGCTTGGTGGTGTAAAAGCCAACGAACGGCTTGTTGGTGTAGGGGTCGCGCAGTACGCGGGTACCGATACGGTCCACGATGGTGTAGCCGCGCTTGAAGTCGCCGAACGAGATCGCATTGGCGTCCGCAGCAACGTCGGGCATGTCCTCGTTCTCGGTGATGCCGTAGCTCAACAGAGTCGATGGCTGGCCGAGTTCCAGGCCTGGGCGCCACAGGTAGTTGCCCTCGCTGTCCTTCAGCTTGCGGACATAAGCGACGGTGAGGTTGGTCATCATGAACCGGGCGTTTGCCCGGTACCCGGCCTTGAGCGAGTGGATCAAGTCGATCAGCTTGTCGCCATTGAAGCCGCCAGCAGTGCCGGAGATCAGCTTTTGCAACTTGCCAAACGCCCGGGTTTTGTCGCCGTCGGTAACCAACTCATAAGCCAAATAGCCTTTTGGCTTGTTGATGCCGTTGCCGAGAGTGAACGCGTTGCCCTCCTTCTCGGAAAACTCGCGAGACACCTCGCTGTTCAGCCAGCCTTCAGCATCGAAGAAGATATCGTCCAGGCTGGTTTGAGTGGCTTGCGGGTTGGCGTAGATCTCGCCCATGAAAGAGGAGATCTGGCCGAGGGTCGGAGTGCCGGTCGCTGGCCGTGGATCGGTTTCGCCTACCCAGCCCGACCCAGCGCCACCGAGGCTCACCAGGCGGCGATAGTCTGGAGAGCCAACAGTGATCTGGTTACAAACCTGGCGCATCGGCGAGGAGTCTTTCAGCAGTTCGATGATGCTGCGATCCAGCTCCTCCGGTACCGCGTAGCCGCCGTCGGCATCGCTTCCGATCTGGAGCGCTTTGGCCTGCAGGTCGCCCAGGCCGGTGTCGATGCCTTTGCGAACGAACTGCATGAAGGCAGTCTTGTGCTCGCTCGCAGCCTTAGTGCCGCTGCCGTCCGGGCGCTTCAGTTCGGCCAGCTCTTTTTCCAGAGCAGATTTCAACTCGTCGAGCTCACCCAGTTTTTCGTTCAGGGTGTCGACCTGGCCGGACAGCTTGCCTTTCTCCTCTTCCAGACCTTCGATGCGTTTGTCGTTGGTCTTCTTGAATTCGTCGAACTTTTTGCCCAGGGCTTCAGCGACGTCATCGATGTCTTTCTTTTCAACAGCCATGAGAGGCTCCTTACATTTTGTCCAAAAGGGATTTCAGGGATTGAAGTGCTTCGTCGGCACCCGCCTCTCGCGGTGAAACTGCGCCGTAGCCCTTAGCCATGAAGGCCTTGGCCTGGGAGCCGGAAAACCCTACCTCTCGCAGGGCCCGCTCCACTTTGCTGGGCGGTGGGGTCTCACCGCGGGCCAGCAGAGATTTCACATCGGTTATCCGGGCCTCGTCGTTGGCCGGGAAAGTGACCAGGGACAGCTCCCACAGGTCGATCTGTTTCAGGATCCAGACGCCCTTTTCCTTGTCGTACTCATAGTCGTCCAGCATGTAGCCTATAGAGGTGCCCGTCAGGCTGCCGGCCTTCATGTGCGCATGGGCGCGCTTGGCGAGCGGGTCGTCCTCGATGAGCAAACGCCCCTTGAAGAACAACCCCACATCGTCCTCGCGCATCTCGGTGTAGATACCGATTGGCTCGCTCATGTTGTGCTGCCAGAGCATCGCCGGCAGCCGGCCCTTCTCTTTCCACCGAGCCAGGCTGGCTTCAAAGGCGCCACGTACCACCACATCGCCGTAGCTGTCCTCTACGCCGAAGACGGAGCCATATCCCTCGAATTCGCCCGTTTCGCTGACCGACTTGATGGTCAGCGGTCGATCAAGGCGCTGTTTTGTCTGCATCGTCGGCAGCCTCTGGTTTGGTGGTCATGTTCAATGGGCTCAGGTACATGTCGCCGCCTTCGCGCGGATTCATATCCTCGAGGTCGCGACACTCGTTGGGACTCAAGATGCTCCACTGAATACCTTTTGCGTACGCCTCGTACCGCCCCTTGAGATCGCCGCGCATGAGCGCGCCGGCATTGAATTTGGCGTAATGGGTCAGCCGGTCTTTCTCGCTGAGCAGGCCAACCTGCACCCTGTGCTCAATGCGGGTGATGATCGGTACGAGGGAGTAGTTCACGAAGTTCATGCCCATCTGCTCAACGTTGTTGAGCGTCATCTTGTCCATGTTCGCTACCAGGTGCGGCGGCACCCGGAACAGGCCGCATAGCTGCGCCTCGGTCATGCGTTTGGATTCGATAAACTGCGTGTCCTGGGCATTCAAGCTGATAGGTTTCCAGTCCAGCCCCATCTCCAAGATCATTGGCTTGTAGGCATTGGCCACCCCCATGTGCTCGCCCTGGAACTCCTCTTTAAGCCGACCGAACGCTTCGTCGGTGAGCGTTTGATCCGTTCGCAGGACCCCGCTGGTAACTGCGCCGTTGGTGAACAGCTTTCCAGCATGAGCATCCATCGCCTGGCCAAGTCCAAGCGTCTGGCGGGCGTAGGCGATTGGGTTCAAGCCATTCAGCCCATCCAGCGTGAACAGCCGAACGTGCCAGATCTCTTTTTGCGTAAGCGTTCTCGGTCCAGTTTTGAAATCGACTTTGTATTCAACTGACCAGTCGTCGTTGAGCTTCGGGTGGACGATGTCCGGATTTAGTGGCAACAACTCGATGACGTTACCCAAGGCCTCGACCTTGTAGGCGTAGAAGTTGCCGCGTAGGCACAAGCACGCTACCAGCATTTCCCAGAATTCCTGGGCGGTCATATAGCCGTTAGGAGCCATGGACAGCAGCGGATACAGCCGATGACCTGTAGCTGGTAACCGTACCTTGTCCGTCTGCTTCATCAGCCGGCAAGGCAGCATGCCTATCGACTCGGACAGCACGCGAACGCAGTTGAAAACCACCAGCTGCTGCAGGGCACTGGAAGTCGTCACACGCTGGCCAGTGGAGGTTTCATAGCCGGAGCCCAACGCCTGTGCCAGTTTCTCCGGCGTGTCGATGATCAACGTATTGCTCTTTCTTCCAAGGAGCGCTCGGAACATCAGCTACCCCCTCGAATGATGGCGTAGGCAGACAGCCCCATCAGGATGGTGCCGCATACAGAAAGCGACACTGCCTCACCGAAGCCAACCCAGAGGCCGCGCGCCAGAAGCCCGAAGCCAACCATGCCCACCAGGTCCGGCAGGCTTTCGCGCAGACGAGCGAGGGTCGACACCTCGTCTTCGCGAGGCGCCTCTTGTTCAGTGGTCATAGCGATCTGATTCCGTGCTTCATGATGTGGTCCGAGAGCGTTTTCTCGGGTTGTGGATTCAATGCCATCAACGAGACGGCGTTGAAAGTGGCCATCAGCGGGTCGATTTTTGCTGTGCCGGAAGCCTGCTTTGTGATCAGGAAAGCGTTCGCAGAAGGAACGCCCTTGGCGTTGCCGCAGGCCCACGCCATGAGAGGCTGCCCGCAGTGCTGGAGAGAACCATCCGCTAGGCGCCGCTCTGTGGTTTTGATCGCCCCCGTGAGCTTCCAACCCTGGGAAATCCCGATCACTTTGTCTTCCGGAACTCCAGCCTCGGCCAGCGCGTCGAGCACAGCCCCAATCCCCGCCGGGTCGAGCCCCACCTTATCCAGTAGGCCGGCCTGGTGGATTCTCGCCACAATGGCTGCAAGCTGCTCAACGTCGTCACCGATGCGCTCAACTATGGTGAGGTCACCCGTGGCCTGCAGGTCGAGCAGCCTGGGTGCCTCCGACTTCCGCCTCTCCAACACGGATGGATGGGCCCAGGCATGTGCCCAATGTAGCCAGGTGCGCGTTTCTCGCATCCGCCCGACTGCCGCAAGCCCGAGCAAGTCATCCAGGCCACCACCATCCCCACCAACCGCAATGACATCACATAGCTCGAGCATCCTGTCGAATGTGAGTCCTGGCTTGGCCTGGGGCTCCCAGTACGCCGCCCCAACCCAGCTGTCGGACATCAGCGCAAGGCCGATCTCAATGTTGAGGTGTTTGGCAAGGAAGCCACGCATCTCCGCCTCGCCGTCGATCTCCGCCTGCATGTGCAGGCGCTCGAGCGTTGGGCGGTCCACCGAGTAGCCCATGTTCGGGTTGACCAGGTGGAAGTTTTCGGGCTTACGTGCATCCCCACTATCGATCATCTCCTTGGAGAACTCGTAGATGACCGGGAGGAAGCGGTTGTCGTTGATGCGGCCGTCGCGTACGCCTCGTGCGTAGTTCAGCTTCGAGCGGAACACGCCAGCTGGCGGTTCGTTCGACTGTGTGGTCAGCCAGATAATGAAACCTTCCGGGCGAGACAGCAGCCCGCCGGTGGCCTCGCGGATCATGTCCGCAGCCTTGGGGTTCTTGCCGAACAGCCAGGCTTCGTCGATCAGCACACCGACCGCTTTCTTGCCGCCAACCACATCGCTGTCAGCGGCCACCACCTTTAGCGTGGCGCCTGTTTCCCGATGGGTGATCAACCGGAGGTGTGGCTGAACGTGTAGCAGATCCTTCAGCTCATCATCGTTGTTGACCATGTCCTTGGCCGGTACGAAGGCGTTGTCGGCAATTTCTTTGGTCGGCGCGAGGATGATGAACTCGGCCGACATCCGCCAATTGCGGACCAGGGCCGTCAACATGATCGCGGCAGCGATCGTCGACTTGCTGTTCTTCTTCGGGATGCAGAGCATGAACTCCCGAATCAGGCGCTCCCCGGTCTCGGTGTTGTAGCTACCGAACACCGCACCAGCGAAAGCGAGCACCCAAGGTGCGCACGCGCTCTCGATGGTTGGGCTGCCCGGGGCGTCGACAATGCGAAGCCCCTTGAATACCTCAATGCTCTCCTCTGCTTCCTGCGGGAACAGCGGCTCGGGAATGATCGACTCGCCGGCAGCCAATCGCCGCCACCAGTCCGGGCAGGCCGTTGTCCAAAGCATGCATCACCCCTTGACGACAGTGAGGGGGGGCTTGCTCTGGGAGTACCTGCCCCTGCCGGCCACTTTCGCGGCCTCCGCCTTCTGTTCCTTCTTCCCGGCCTCGGCTTTTTTCCCGTGGATATAGGGGACTGCCGTCTGCGCGGCGTTACGCCGGTCGAAAACCTTGGCTCGGGGTTCATTCATCAGGGCCAGCAACCACTCCAGAGGGTCCTGGGTGGAAGGCAGGCAACTGAGAAATTCACCGTCTGCCTCATTGACCTCCACGGGCTCGCCATTGGCCTCTTCAGCTTTCGGCTTTCTGCTTCGCTTCTTCGGCTCAGGGTTAACACTGAGCTCCGCTTTGCGAGCCAGAATGGCTGCGGCGATTTTCGGATCATTGGCCCAGCGCGACCCTGCCGCCGCAGCAGTCGAGGCCTTGCTGCCTGCGGCTTCCGCCGCTTCTTTGTTGGACGCACCTCGGGCTTTAGCGTCAACAAACTGTCGCTGTTTGTCTGTTAACACCATTAACAAAAACCTTGAGGGGGGAGAAAAATGTGCACGTGGGGTCGGTGGCGGTCTAGCTAGGTGAGAATCGCTATATTTTGACCTCCCCCCACCCTCGAAGCACGCCACTGACGTGCTTCGAAGGTGCCTCGGGCGACCGCGCGCCATTCCGCTGACGGTCAGCCCATCAGGCCAGCAGCCTCCTCGGCTTGCTTGACCGAGTCGTGGCAGGGCTTGCACAGCGGCTGCCAATTGGCCTGATTCCAGAAGAGATCCTTGTCGCCTCGATGCGCCACGATGTGGTCAACGACGCTGGCCGCTGCCGTTCGCCCCTGCCGGGCGCAGTAAGCGCACAGCGGGTTGTCACGCAGGTACTGTTCTCGGGCCTTCTGCCACTTGTAGTCGTAGCCACGCTGGGAGCTGGTCATTCCACTCCGCCAGCTGCCAGGGCTCACCACCTTGACCCGCGAGCCTGCGCTTTCCTTGATGCGCGGTCCCAGTGTCTTGAGCCTGGCCATCAGCGCACCTCGACCTTGATGCCGCGCTCTATCCATCGGAATACACGGCCAGGGTCCGGCTCGCGGCCTGTGATATGGGTCATGACCAGGACGCCGGCCAGGTAGTACTTCAGCCACCAGCGTTGGCGGCAAACGATTGTTGCGGTAACGCTAGCCATCACCAACCTCCTGCCATCTTGCTCCCGATCACTGGGCCTCTGTCAGCAGATAAGGCTAGCGACAGCGTGGCCTTGGTCCGCGACTCTGCTGGTCAACTTCGTTACGGCTTGGGCATGAGCAACGCCACCAATCTGAAGGCCATACTGCGGGGTCACCTTCACGAAGACCGCCTGCAAGTGCTCAGTGATGGACTTCCACTGCTCGACCGTTGGGCGCTCGCCGCCATTCAGCTCAGCGAAGCCGTTCAGCCAGTAAGCGAACTGCTCTGGCGTCATGCGCGGCTGAGTCGGCTGTGAGATGTTGGCACTAGTGACGGTGGTAGCAAGTGTCATGGGATTACCTCAGATGTTCGCGCCACGAAACGGCGCATCGTCAATTTGTGGCGCGGGTCATGGACCGTCGACCTTACGCTCAGCCCAGCGCCTGCCGAGCTGACGAGCCTGCTCAACCCCAAGCACGCCGACAAAGCCAGCGGTGGCGAACGACCAGGCAATGCTCAAGCCGAACTCCTTCACGGTCAGCCCTACCACCATCACGATCAGCGCACCGAGCGTGGCCTCGATCAATTGGCGAACAGGGCGCGTTTCCTGGCCGTCGTACTGGATCCGTAACCAGGTCAAGGCGAACGTCAGGCCCATCGCCAGGCCGTTCTCTCTCAGGGCTGTCACTACAAGCACCCAAAAGGATGGGTCTTTCTCTGGCATATGGGCCATCTCGATTCCTCCCGTTGCGGGGAGCGCAAAAAGAAACCCGCTGAAGGCGGGTCATGGTGTGACTCAGGATCGGTGAAGAATCCCGCCAGGCTGAAGCTCTTCGCGGAGCAAGCGCCGCACGTCCTTTTCCAGGCCAGGGCCGAGCTTCAGCTCGCTTGCAACGATGCTGGCATCAATTCCGACACCAGCGACGTAGAAGCGGCCCTCATTATCCAAGTCCACCTTTACGCTGTAAGGGCTTGGCCCAACGGCAGCGCTTTCGACTGTCGCCTTGGTGATGAACGCTCGGGCATCAACAACGAAAGGCTTTTCACCCTGGCTGTCACGCTTAACGACCTCCAGCTGGCCGGCGCCGGCTGCACGCAGAACTTCCTGCACGTCACGGATCGCTCTGGCCGACTCACCGTAGAAAGTGACGCCACCCAAGATTAGCGACTCCACCGGCTTGCTCGAGGAGGCCTCCAGCTTTGGGTCCTCCGCACTGACGACGCGGGTGGTCAGAAAGGAGGTGGCCGAGGTATCTGCACGATGGTCCTGCAAGTTACAAGTGAGCACCCCGATGCGACTGGCCAGGGCATCGTCCGCACTGACCCTGGCGCTAGCCTCGCTGGTAATCGCGCCGGTGATCGCATGGACAGGAGAGGAAATGGCGTGCCCCTGAGCAGCAGTCGGCGCGCCCCGGGCCGCGACCTGACTTCCGCCTGCGACAACCTGGGCTTCGCAGGCGGTGACGCGGGATGCAAGCTCTGAAACGAAAGAGGCTTCTGCTTTGCTCGAGACCATCATCTGCAGAGTGACGCTAAAGCCGTGCAGCGCTTCGATGCTGGAGCGCATTGACGCGATGGCTTCTTTGGTTTCGGACATTTGCTGACTCCAGATACGAAAAAGGCCCGCCGTTATGGCGAGCCCTTGGATACGTGAAAAGGTGGCCCCGTGCTATCGTCGAGCTTCCACACAAGACGTTTCACAGAGCTAAAAACGATGAAGGTAACCCTCAAGTGCGCCAAGTGCGGCAGTGACAAGTTCGAGGTTCCGGCTAGGCCGAACGACAACTCGAAGGTCACCTGCGGCAAGTGCGGCGCTGTCGAGACTTACGGAAAGCTCATGAAGGCTGTGGGTGACAAGGTCACGAAAGACCTGGAGCGGCAGCTCGGGAAACTGTTCAAGTGACTTGAGCGTTTCGCCCAGAGGGCGCAGGAAGTCAGCGGCGCCCTCAACCTCAACGTCGAGCTGTAGCTTTTCCATACAGCCTCCAGATACGAAAAAGCCCCGGCAGATACCGAGGCTTGGAATGGGTGCGGAGGGCCGGTGCATACCCGGCTTGGTGGCCTGGATCGCTGGGTCACATACCCCAGACTCTCATCGCGTAGCCGATCAGGGAGCGCACGGCTTTGATCGACGCCACTACCGACTTAGTCCAGCTGCCTGAGCGTGTCATCCGCACAAAAAAGCCCGCACAGGGCGGGCAAAGAGGGATCGTGCTTTTTTAAATCTGGTGGCTGTAGAACAGCGAGTACGACTCGATACCGTCGTTGGGCTGCTTAATGCCAGCGTTGGAGTAGTGAATCGCTCGGATGCCAACCTTCTGCGTCTCGCCGATCTTCAAGCCCGCACCGATGCGGTCTTCGAAGTTGAAGGCCGAACCAAAGTCCTGGTCACCTGCGGAGGTACCAGAGAAGACCGCCAGGCCGATGCCAGCCTCAACGAATGGCTTCACGTTACCGCTACCGAACTCGTAAACGAAAACTGGCGCAAAGGACAGCGAGTGAGCCCCACCTGAAGCATCGCCTGCTTCCCAGTAGGTGTAGCCAGCATCCCAATAACCGGTGAGACGGCCAGTACTGGATTCAAACCAGCTTTTGTCCCAGTTAAAGCCAATGCCGACGCGCGCTGTAAGACCACCTTGGCCTGTCGCGCCAAGCGCTCCGGATAGCTCAGCCGCTCCGGCGGACGCAGCGAAAAGGGAAAGCGCCACAACGGCGAGAACGTTTTTCATACTCACGGTCTTCCATATTATTGAGTAGCAACCTATCAGAATCATAGCGCTATCAAATCGTTCCCTCATACAAGAAAAATGCTTTTTCTGGAGGGCTACCTGAATCGAAGCCCCTCAAAAACACAAAACCCCGACACGATGGCCGGGGTTTCCCTGTGTCGCGTTGCTTGCAAGCTGGACACGCTGCTATGAAAACAGGTGTTTATCCGGCATGAAAGAACTTTTTAAGCCGCCTCGCTGATTCCGTGCAGGTAGCCATCGATGAAGCCGACCCCACCCTTGACGATCTCCCTCGCTGACCGTTCTGACATTCCCGCTGATTCGCCAAGTCGCACCATGGTCCACTTCGAACCGAAGTAGAGCCAGACGAAGTCACCCATTTGCTGGTTGCGCTTTGTCAGCTTGGCCACTGCTGAGTCAATCGCCAGCGCATCGTCGTCGGTGAGGCTGTACTTGCATCCGCCCGCCGCCTCTGCCGCCGTGATCGACGGCGATACGTAACGGGGCACACCCATCCCATCCATCCGCCAGCTGCCCCATTGCTCGAGCAGCCATTCGGTATCGCCCAGCGGCTTGTCCACGTAGGTTCTTTTCTTCACGCTGCTTTCCTCGGATCTGGATCACTCAAACCAAACAGGTCGCGCAGCAACCGATCGGCAGGTTTGTTCTTGGCGTTGCCTTCGATCAGCCAGCGCTGGCCGAAGTCGTGGAAGCCGATCTGCGCACGATTGCCGTGCCAACTGGCGACCATGTCCAGCAGGTAGGCCAGTGCGGTTGGTCCGCCCACTTTCACCTCGGCCAGTTCTGCGCCGGCAATTTTCAGGAAGCGGCGCTCCAAGTCGCTCATGCTCTTGCTCGGCAGTGCCGCAGTTACGTTGCTCATCGAGCGACTCCTTGGGCCACACGGGCCTCGGCAATTCGCACATAGCCCAAGAACTGGTCGGCGGGCAGCGACTCCTTGATCACATCGAGGATGACCCGGTCCATGTTCTGCTGGGCGTGCGCCTTGGCCTCCTTGCGCAACTGGCCGCATCGGTACAGCAGGCGGGTGCGGTCATGGTTGATGTGCTTGAGCGCAGCCTTTGCTCGGTTGTACCAGCTGCGGTCGTATGGACGCCCCTGAACAGCGCCCTCTTGCGCCTGGCTCAGCGCCAGCTCCAGCCGAATTGCGTCACTCACCAGCTGCTCGTGCAGGGCTTCGCAGGCCTCAAGGGTTTCCGGCAGCTCGCGGGGCCCCACAAGCCGTGGATGCGCTTCTGCGAGTTTCGGGGCATTGCCAGTGGCAACAGGCTGGTCGGCGCCGGCTCGCTTGGTCACAGTCACCGAGACAACCGGGTTTGCAGGATTGCGGGCTGGCGGCTTGTGGCCTGGCCACAGATCAGAAAGTTTCATGGTGCTTGCTCCCCTTACGGTGTTTGGAGAAATTCACGACGCGGCCCATCTCGACCTCGTCGTCAGGCGGGAGGCGGTTGCCGGCGAAGTTGACGAAGCGGGCGTACTGCCCTTGGCGCTGGACTAGGCACGAGCCCTGCGGGGCCTGGCGCCCCTTGTCGAGGATCAGCTCGGTGACACCCTGCTCACCCGCTTCCGACTCTGGGTCGTGGTGGACCAGGATCACGGCGTCGGCGTCCTGTTCGATCTGGCCGGAGTCGCGCAGGTCGCTGGCTTGTGGCTTCTTGCCGGGGCGGCTCGCCGGGTTTCGGTTGAGCTGCGCCAGCACCAGCACCGGAACGCTCAGTTCCTTGGCCAAGTTCTTCAGGGCAATGGATATCTTGGCCACAGCGTCGGTACGGCTCTGGTTCTTGCCTTCGGTGCCCACCAGGCCCAGGTAGTCGATCATCAGGATGTCGAGGCCCTGCTCGCGTTGAAGCCGCCTGGCATCTGACCGGATAGCGCTCATGGTCAAGCCGGGCGTGTCGTTCAGGTACAGCTGAGCAGACTCGATCTTGCTGCCGGCCGTCCCAATGCGCTGCCATTCGTCCTCATCCAGGCTCTTGACCTCCTCCATCCGGCGCAGGTCAATACCGCCCTGAGAGGCGATGGTGCGGACGGTCAACTCCTTCTCGTCCATCTCCAAGCTGAAGATCAGGCCCACACCAGCACCACGGATTGCGATGTGGTTGACGATCTGAAGGCCCAGCATGGTCTTGCCGCTGCCAGGGCGACCGGCGATCACCACCATGCTCTTGGGGCGAAGGAAGCCGATCAGCTTGTCCAGGTCGACCAGGCCGGTCGAGAGCTTCGGTGGAGCGCGGTCATCCAGCACTTCCTGCATACCGTCGAATACCTTGGGCAGCACCTCGGCCATTCGCTTGTACCCGGCCTTGCCAGAACTCTGTAGATCGCGCAGGTCGGCCATGGACTGCTGGGCTTGCGCGATGATCTCGTCTGGCACCAAGCCGCTTGCCACCGACGCCTCTGCCGAATGGCCAATGCCGATCACCTGACGGATCACCGCCCACTGCTTGACCTGCTTTGCATAGGTCATGACGTTGGCCACCGAGGGCACGTCGCGACTCAGCTCTGCCGCATAGGCCAGCGTGCTCTTGCCGCTCGGGAGAACACGCTGCACGTCACCCACCGTTACCGCATCCACCGGTATGCCGCGCTCACGGCAGTCCCGGATCACGTCGAACAGCGCCGCATGGTCGTCGTACAGGAAGTCGCCACTGGCCATCTGGCCAACGATGTCGTCCGCCAGGGCGTGGTTGCCATCCAGCGAGGCGATCATGATGGCGCCCAGGACGCCCTGCTCGGCCTCGGGGTAACCCATCACCAGTTCGCGACTCATGCTTCACCCCGCGCAGACGACCAGGTGAACAGAACTGCAGGCCCGCCAGCATCAGTCAGTCGGTCGACAGCACGGTCTCCCAGGCACTTGCGCAGGCCGGCTAGGCCCAGGTTGGAGATCACGATGGTCGGCATCAGCTGCCGGTACCGGGAATCTATCACCTCGAACAGCACCTGCCGCTCGAAGTCGCTGCCATGCTGAACACCAACCTCATCGATCACCAGCAGGTCCGGCGCCAGCAGGCAGGCATACACATCGCGCTCGGTCTGCTCGGACTTCTTGTCAAAGGTCATCTTGATGTCGCGGATGATCTCGATCGCCATGGTGTAGCGCGCTGACGCTCCATAGCTGCGGATCACCTGCTGGGCAATGGCACAGCCCAGGTGCGACTTTCCTGTGCCTACGTCGCCCAACAGCATCATCGAGCGGCCCAGTTCCCAGTTTCGCTCGAACCCATGCACGTAGTCGCGGCACTCAGTCAGCGCCACGGCCTGCCCTTCGGTTTCGGCGCGGTAGGTGTCCAGGGTGGCACCGCGGAAGCGCAGCGGGATATCAGACGCCATCAGGCTGACGTTCATCGCCCAGTCACGTCGCAAAGCTTGCGCCGGCTTGCGGACAGCTTCGTTGGCAGAGTGCAGTGCGTCGAATTGGCAGCGAGTGCAGCCCTGCCAGAAGTGTTCGCCCGAGAACGACTCAATCAGTTCGTCAGTGAAGTCGCCGTGCACGCGGCACTGGCCAGGTTTGAATTCCAGAGTCTTTGGCGTGGTCATGATCTTGCTACCCGGTAAGTACCGTTGGGCTGGCGTACCAGGCCTTCGGTGTGGTCAATCTTGTCGAGGTCGGTGTGGTGCGATTGGCCCTGCGCAGGGCTGGCGCGCGGATTGACACTGACCCTTTGGTTGCGCACCCAGTTACGCCAGGTCGCATCCCAGTTGAGCTTGGTGGCGTCCTTACCGGTCTTGGAGATCCAGAAGTCTTTGAACGAGTCAGCCATGGCCTTGATCATTCGGTCATCAAGCTCCGGCCTTTCCGCTTTCGCCCATGCAGCCAGTTCTGGAGATAGAACCCAGTCATCAGGCAGGCGAGTACCGCGCTTTCGGCCATCCTGCTTTGGCTCAACCTGGCCAGGCGGCGCGCCAGCGGCGCACTGCTCTTGATCTTCTGGTTCTTGGTTAATGGTTAGTGGTTCTTGGTTAAGGTTATGTTTGGGTTCGTCTTGGGAACCGCTTGGGTTTTCAACGGGTTTCTTTGGCCTCCCGCCACGGCTCCCGTTCTCACGATTTGCAGTCGCTTTCGCGTGGTACTTCGCGATCTCTTCGTCACACCGATGATGGTGATACCCGTCAGATTCCAACGTGAAAAACTCCCCCAAAATCACCCCGACCGATTCTTCGTGGCCCGCTAATCGCAACCGACGAATAACCGACTTGGTTTCTTGTGGGATCGGCTTTTCGCTCTCGTAGTAGTGGTCGAGAAGGCGCCGGTAGACGCCCTCCTCTTCCACGGAGAGGTGCGCGGTATCCCGCGTCCAATCCTTGATGTTGAACTTGTAGTAATGCATGGCTCAGAGGTCCAACTCAGTACAGACACGACGGACAAACTGGTCGTAGCTCTCGGCCATCTGGAATCCCTGAAGCTCCAGCGCCTCGCGATACGCCTTCGCGCTGCCGTACAGCACCCAGCGCTCGCGCTCTGGTAGATTTCGGAATGCGGCATAGCTTGGCCAAGGGCCGCTGATGATCGCTGCGCCCACGCTTTGTGGGAGCGCCTGGGCGGGGTTCGGGGTCGTGGTCATTGCAGGGTCTCCCCGCTCAGCGTGGCGCGCTTCACAACTGCCGGGGCCGGACGCTTCAGTTGGTCGCCGGTGTTGTCCATCAGGTTTCGCACAGCCGTGTCGAGACGCCGCTTGACGTTGTACCGATGCTGCTTGGCCTGGCTCATACGCTCATAGCTTTGGGCGGTCGCGCGGATGACGCCGTCGTAGGCAGGATCGGAATAGTCGATGCCGTGACGGTTCGGGTACGGCTCGCCATGAACCCGGAAGTAGCGAAACACCTCGCCCTTGTAGTCTTCTCGCAGGCAGGTGACCGCGTAATGGGCGTGGCGGTGCTCAACAGCCAGCTCGGCAATGCGCTCGATTAGTTGCTGCTTAGTTGGTTTCTTCATGGCTGCTGCCTCGGATGAATCTTGAACCGTCCCTGGGGGATTTCGGGGTGGGTAGCGCGCTCCGCGGTCTCGTAGGCGCACTCGGTCACGAACCGGTCGAACCTCTGGGTGACGGCTGGCCTGGGCCAGATAGCGAAGGGCTGCCCGCCTTCATCAGCGTGGCGACTGCGGACAAAGGCGTACGGCAGCGGAGCACAGGAAACCTCCCGCATCACAGCATTCACCACCCAGGCCGGCAGGCCGTGACGGCGATTGATGCGGTCGCGGATCGTGGTGATGGTCTCGAAGCCACTGGGCACCGAATCGAGGTAGCGGATTTGCTCAAGCCTGGCGGTGCGATCCTCGACACGCTCCAGCGCCAGCTGCTGCTCGGCCTGCTGGCGCTCGATTGCCACAAGCTGGTTCGCGCTAGCTGCGATCAACTCGGCCTGGGTCATAGGTCGGCGGGCCTGGCCTTCCAGTTCGTTCAGTCGAGCCAGGACGCGCCGACGCACCCCCTTCGACTCACGCATAGCAACCAACTTGCATTGGTCGGCGGTGAGGCGAAGTTCTTCGGACTGGGTATTGTTCAAATTTTGCACTACAAAAGTTTTGTAGTGCTCGCCTTCAAGCTCATCCTTACAGCGCTCGACAAAAACGTTTCGCCTTACAGTGGGCTCACCGAACTCGGCTCGAGCGTCATTGACCAGCGCCAGCAGTTCGATGGTGTCCATGGCGTCGGAGGCGGTGGTGACCAGGTTCATGCCGCACCTCCCGCGCCACGTTTTGCAGGGGCAGGTTTTTGTGGCGCGGAGCATGCCGAATCGATGCGCTCCTCCAGGGTCTCCCGCTGGCCATCCAAGGCGTTGTGCCAGTCATCGGCGTTGTAAATTGCCAGGTTCGCCATGTTGGCGCCGTGCTTATCACCTGCGGTTTTGAGGCGATCCTCAAGCAAATGTAAAACGCTGCGCAGCCAGTCGATCTGGCACACGGCGCACTGAACCTGGAAGGTAGCGTCCTGGGCGATGGTTTCAAGTTCGTCCATGCTCATGCGGCACCTCTCTGCTCCGGAGCGACACCGGCATGGGCGGCATAACAAAGCGCGAGCGCTGCGTCGGCGGCGAAGTAAATCAAGGTGGCTTGGTTGGAAACGGTCGGTTCAGTCATTAGGTCGCGCAGACCAGCAAGAACCGCTTCCAGGCGATCAGTGGCAGCATCCAAGGACTCGTGAAGTGGAACGCCCGCCACCGCCTCAAAGACCTCGCTGGCGCCACTGGAAGCGAAAGGATGTGCAATCGTTGTGGGCTGATTAGTCATTGCTCACCCCGCCGGCAGCTGCGTGGGCAACGCTCTTCTCTACCGACCAGATCAGCGCGTGGACTGTCTCGCCCAGAAACGCGAGAGTCGCCGCGCCATCGCAATACGCCGACTCGCCCAAGTTCAGGCTGTCGTGCAGGTGGTGGCAAAGCTGGCTCAAACCCGAGGAAAGCGTGCGAGCTGCCCGCAGTGCGTCTTCGGCGTTCGTACCAGGCGCAACGGCGAGCAGTTGAATGCCCCGATTATCAATCGGTGTATCGAGGAAGCCCGTCTCGGCGGTAAGGATGGGTTGCGCCGGTGATGGCGCGGTGGTATTTTTTGGGTGCATGAAGTCGTCCTCCACAGACGAAGATTCAAAAGGTCCCTGCCAGGGGACTGGTTAAGAAGCCCGGCCAACGAAGCCGGGTTTTCTGCTTTTTGGGCTAGGCCAAATGCAGAAATTGGTGGGGCCGCGCGGTTAAGGCGGCTTTGCGGTGTCTGTGCTAATCATTCAAATTCCCCCTGCCTTCAAAGCTCTCACAGAAAAAGTCGGAATCAAGGCCTGGAGGCCGATCTGGCTTGAAAAGAATTTTGCCCTTGCCTTCCAAGCTCATGTATTTCTTGCCCATGACAGCTTTCTCGGGGGTGGTGACCAGGGTCATCAAAGCCGAAGGTCATTTGCAGGAGCTGGCGCCCACGCTCTACCTCGGCCAGCAGCGTTGGCTTTTCGCGGCGCCAACTGTTGAGTTCGCGACCGGCCGCGCTCGCGCTAGACTCGCGCACGTCAAACCGTTTGCAGGCGCGGTTGAAGTTATCGATCGCCAATGGGGCGCCGTGCAGAAGCTCTTCGATACGCGTGTCGCACCAAACCGCAAACTTTGCGCTCAGCCACCGGGCGAATGCGACCGCCAGTTTCGGGTGAATCCACGTTCCGCCACCGTTACCACGGCGAGTTTTCAAATACCCGGAATTCCGGGTATCTGAAATATTCGATTCGGCCCCTGTCAGGAACTCGTCCAGTGCCTGGACGTATTCCAACGTCTCTGCGTTGTCGAGCCAGTGATCGATGCGCTTGCCGAAGCGCTCGGCAATCTTGGTTGCATGAAGCCAGCCATCCGTCGTGAAGCGCACCGGCTGCCCTTGATAGGTGAAGGGAATCACGTTGTTCACTGCGCACCTCCGGTACTGGATGGATTCACAGAGGGTTTGCCCGACTCAACGGCAGCAGCCAGCTGGCGTATCGTTTGATCCAAGGTAGGGGCACAGCCAGCCTCCCGATCATGCCGGGCAGGAAACGACCGCACCTCTACGGCAGCGAAAGAGCCGTCGGTCTGTTGTGAAACGAAGACCATACGCCCAATGCGAATGGCTTTACTCAACGCACCCTGGGTCATGCCCAGCAGTGACGCGGCATGCGGCTGCCCATATCCTTTAGCAAAATCTTTCAAGGGGACCATGATCATGGTCTGCCTCCAGCTAGTACTTTGCAGTGATAGTACCTTTGGCATTTATTGCTTGCAATACCTTTGGCATTTGATGGGCATTACTAACGGGAATATTATGTGACCATGAAAAAGCCATTACCTGCTGATCGCGCTGAAGAATGCCAAAGACTCAAGGCGATCTTCGACGGCAAAAAAAAAGAGCTGAAGCTCACTCAAGAGAAGCTTGCGCACCGCTTGGGTATCAACCAGAGCTCTGTTAGCCATTATTTGAACGGCGTGAACCCACTGAACGCCCCAGTAGCCGCAGCCTTCGCCAAAAGTCTTGGGGTACCTGTTAGGGATTTCAGCCCCCGCCTTGCGGACGTGATTGAGTCCTTTGCGGATGACTTCAAGGAAACCTGGTCTCGCAGCGCCAAGGTATTGGATGCCGTACCTCACGAACAGTACGTGCTCATTCCTCAGCTTTTGGACGATAACTCATTTGTTCCTGGGGTAAACGATGAGCACGTAGGGCTTACTGAGGGAATGTTGTTCCGCCGCGGCTGGCTTAGAGACATGGGCCTTCATTACCCTCACCTCAGAATCTTGTACGTTACAGACGACAGCATGGCTCCACATATCGCTCGCGAGGACGTGGTCATGATCGACACATTCAAGAAGATACTTGAGGATGGAAAGATTTTTTTAATCAGGCGTCCTGATGGGAAGACCAGCATCCGCAGGGTCTTCCAAATGATTGCCGGCGGCTGGGCACTGAGGTGTGACAACCTGGATAAACAGAGGTATCCAGATGAGACGCTTAGCAGTGAGGCTGCCGATAGGCTTCCTGTCGTAGGCCAGATAGCCTGGCGCGGAGGAAGCTCCAGATGACTATGCCAATAGGGCCACACTGAAACCGCTTTCGAGCGGTTTTTTTTCGCGCCACCAAATAAATATTACCAAAAGCATTTACACAATAAATTGCCTTTGGTAATTTTATCTCCATCGACTCGTCGCATGGAGCACCTCGCATGACCACTCAGACCATCACCGTCAGCGGCTGGACCGGTTTTCTCGGCATGGGGCTTGCTCCGCGTGAGCTTGAGGCGACGCTGCATGCAGCCAGCGACCTGACCCAGAAAGAGATTGCACGCCTGATGGGGATCAGCCCCAAGACCGTTGAAAAGCGCATCGAGGACGCCCGATTCAAGCTCGGTGCCAAAACCATGCGTGGTCTGGTCCTTGAGGCGTTCAAGCGCCAAATAATTACCCCATCGGTCATGGCCCTGATAGCGCTGCTGACCACTCATGCAGTGATCGGTGAAGACCACATGCTTCGCGTCCGGCGCAGCGGTAACGGCGGTGAGCGCCGGGTCGAGCTTCGTGTTGCGGCGCGGCGGGTCGAGCAGCAGGTGGCGTAGCAGCGGCGAGGGTTTTCCGATTTCAGATCGGAGAACCCTGTCCGGTGCAAGAGCACTGTATGGCCGGGTTAGGCGTGGCGCGGCCCGGCGAGGCAAGGATAGGCCAGGCGAGGGCTGTAATCAGCGGCGAGTCCGTTCACAGAGCGGGCTTTCCGGTGGCTTCAGTCACCAAGAGGCACGGCATTGCGGGGCAGGCATGGGTGTGGTTTGGCTGGGTATGGCGTGGCAGGGGCTGACAACAGCGTAATGCCGATTGGCAACAGTCGGTATTGCGGTGTGAAAACACCACACGGCCAGGTTTGGCGAGGCACGTCCTGGCAAGGCACGCCGAGGCGAGGCAAGGGCTACAACGTAGCGGCCAGCATCTTCGCAGAGGGTGCTTTCCGGTACCGAGTACCACGAGGCAGTGCGAGGCGAGGCTTGGCGCGGTCGGGCAGAGCGCGGCATGGGCTGATTCAGCGTTCAGCCACTTCGCAAGAGGTGGTTGAACGGTGCGAAAGCATCACGCGGCATAGCTCGGTTCGGCTTGGCATGGCCGGGCATGGTGTGGTTCGGTCCGGTATGGCAGGGGCTGCTGGTCAGCGTAATGGCCTTTCATTGAGAGGTCATTACGGTGCGAAAGCGCTATCCGGTAAGGCACTGCTCGGTGCGGCTGGGCACGGCAGGTTAGGGCGGGGTCGGGCAAGGGCGGTAATCCGCACGGGGTCACCAGCGTATCTGGTGACAACTTGAAAGCATCTTCAATAAGGATGTTTTCAAGTTCATCAACGCAAGCAAAGTGCATCGCACAGGGCGAACTCGCACACGCAGCGAAACTAAGAGGAACCACCATGCAAGTTTTGAAAGTTAAAATCATTGGCACCCGTCCGCTTTTGGTCCATAGCGACGTGTTTGCTGACCCGTTGAATAAGTTGACCAAAGCGCACAAGCAATTGACCGCGAAGCGCAAAAAGTCTGACGAAGACCATGAGCTTATTGCTCGAAGCGAATGGCGCGGTGGACTTTATTTTGATGAATCCATCGGCCCCTTCTTGCCCGGTATCAATATTGAGTCCGCACTTGTGGCGGGCGGCAAACTTTCGAAAATGGGAACCCAGCTCAAGCGCTCCGTCGAGATCATGGATACCCGCTGCCCGATCATTTACGAAGGCCCGCGCACTGTCGAAGGCCTGTGGGATGAGCAGTTTTACGATGCCCGCTCCGTCAAGGTCGGCACTGCCCGAATCACGCGATATCGCCCCCTCTTCCGCTCCTGGGCCGTGGTCTGCGAGATCGCCTACGATCAAGAATCCATCGACCGTGACCAGGTGCTGAAATGCCTGGAGGACGCCGGCCAGTACTGTGGTGTCGGTGACTACCGCCCGAAATTCGGCCGCTTCGCCGTGGAGGTGCTGTGATGCCTGTAGTTCCGCTCAAGCCGAACAGCTGGAGCCTGGACAAGGCCATCGAGCAGTTCCTGGCTGACAAGTTCGAAGACGGCCAGCTCATAAGCCACGCCTGGTTGGAGTGGGCACTCAACCTGCCGAAGCCAAGCACCGCGAAGGAAATGGTCAACTGTCAGTTCGTGATTCTTGACCGCGTCGAGCAGTTCAAAGAAGCCCTGCTGACTCAGCATCAAATCTACATCGTTAGCGTGCGCGGCAAAGGTTACCGGATCGTCCCGCCAAGCGATCAAGCATTCATCGCTGTCGACAACGCCATGCAAGGAGTTCGTCGGGAGTTCAGCAAGTGCGAGAAGGTCATGAAGAATACTCGACTTGGCGAACTTGATGCCGACCAGATTAAGCGTCATACCGATGCGCAACTGAAAGTATCTGCGATCGCCGGAATGGTAGGAAAAGGAAAGCGCGAAGTATTCAGCCTGTTCAAGGCATAACTTCGCCCAAGTAACACCAACAACTTCTATCGAAAGCCAAGTTACTCGGCGGGTACTCGCTCGTCTTCAATATGGAGATTCAAACATGCTCATGCTCAGCCGCAACATCGGAAAGGCCGTCATCATCGGCGGCAACATCCGGGTCACTGTGGCCCATGTAGACGGCTGCCAGGTTCGCCTCGGCATCGAGGCCCCGCGCGGGGTGATCGTTGACCGCGAAGAGATCCACGCCCGCCGCGTGGCTGAAGGTGCCGTCGAGGAAGCGCCAGCGTTCAGCATCGACGAGCACGTCAAGCTGGTGGCTGATGCCCGCCGGTACCGGTGGCTGCGTGACCGCGAGCGTATCGAAGATCCCGACGAAGACCTGCTGGTGGTGCGCGGCGACAGCTGGCTCTCTGCTGGAGAGCTGGATCAGGAGATCGACACCGCCCTGCGCCTGGAAGCCTTGCAACAACAGGTGTTGCTGGAGCAGCAGTCATGAGCCAGGCCGGCCTGCTCTTGCTGCTGTGGGATGCCCTGCAGCAGCGCCAAACCACCTTCGGCCAAATCGCTGACTTGTCCGCCGCGTGCGGCCTGGACGGGCGCCGGGTGCTGGCCGATCACTTTCGGGGGATAGCATGATCAATTTGACCGACAACCTGGCGCACCGCGCCCTCTTCACCCTGCCGCCGATCCGTCCGAGCGCAGAGTCTGCGCCAGCAGTCCGGGCTCTGCCCGAGCAGAAGGTCGTCACAGGCGACAAGGAAGTGGATGCTGTCCTGTGGCTGCGCGACGTAATCAAGACGGGTCAGGCCGGAGCTGTTGCCACTGCTCTGGAAGCAGCCAAGAAGATCAAGACGCCGCTCAAGGAGGTCGAGCAGCGGTATGTCGACTATGTGAAGCGCACCAGCGGAAACAACCCCTTTGCGGTGATGTTTTCGTACGGGTTTGCGGATCTTGAAGGGCTGGCCAAGGGTTCGCTGGAGAAGGCGGCCCTGGCATCCGAGGCGCGGGCCCGATTCGAGGGCGAGACGATCTTCGAAGATACGCCCGCCGAGCAGTTCTGCGAGAAGGCCTTGAAACGCTGCAAGGGCTTCAAAAGCTACTTCGAAAACGACAAGACCCAGGTGGCCAAGCGTTTCCGCAAGCACGCCGATCTGATGCCAAGCACCCTCGATGACTGCCTGTACGAGATTGCGTACTGGGGCCGGCTGTATGTCTTGCGCCACGCTGCCGGCGAGTGGGGTGATGGGATGCATGAGGCTATCGCGCGCGAATGGTTTGTCCAGGGGCTGCTTTCGGAGATCAAGCCGCGCGACGAGGCCGAGGCTCTGCGCGTTCTGGATTACGCCGCACAGTCCGAGAGCATTGAGCATGACGGCATGGTGGCCATTGCACGAAACCTCATCGCCTCGGGAGGACTGCCGGCATGACCAAGCGCCGCACAATCAACCCCGCCGCCCTGCCCGCCGTGGGCCAGCCCTTTGGTGGTGGATTCTTCGCCGGGCGCCTGTTCTTCGACGGCGCCGAGCACGCGGTTATCGATGCAGGCCGGGACTTTGAAGTCGCCGCACACTGGTGGCAGGAGGAAGGCCCGCGCCCACGCATCCGTGGCGCCACGTCGCGCTTTGACGGCATGGCCAACACCCAGGCGATGGCCTCCGAGGGCAGCGCTATTGCCCGCAAGGTGCTGGGCATGAACATCCGTGGCACCTGGGGCTGGCACATCCCTTCAATCGAAGAACTGCAGGTCCTACGCTGCAATCTCTTGCAGCTTCCAGAGTGGGGGCTCGACGGCTCGTACACAGTCAGGGGCGCGGCCCAGGCATTCGGCCTTAGCGAGTACTGGGCCAGCAGCCAGAAGGCGAACGCAGCGACTGCCTGGTGCCTGCACATGCTCCCTTGGTGCGTGCCTGATACCAACTGGGTGAGCAAGTGCAAGGGCATCCGCCCGGTGCGTACGCTACTGATCAGCCAGGATGCTTTCGTGCACGCGCCATCGACCGATGCCGCGATGCCCAACGCCGATTTAAGCGGCCTGGCCAACCAGGCGGCGGTGGCCACAGTGCTCGAGCGGTTCGTGAACGAGGACGCCGGGAAGTTCTACGGGCGCACGGAAGCTTTGGTGGCTGAGCTGGCGGCCCTGGCCGCGACTGACGTGACAGACCAGCGTGACAACCAAAACCTGACGCGTCAGGAGGAATAGCGATGGCAGCAGCAGAGAATATGCCCGACGACCATGTGCACGACAAGGTCACCGAGAAACGGATGGGCGAGTTGGTGGGGTGTACAGCGAAGGCGCTTCAACGAAAGCGTGAGAAAGGCATCATCCCCAACTGGGTGTGGATGAAGATCAACGGCAGGATCATGTACAGCAAAAGGAGATATGACGAATGGATCGAAAGCCTATGGACCTGCCGGCCGGAGTCGAGCTTGTCGGGCGCTCAATCCGAATTCGCTTCACCTGGAACAAGAAGCGGTGCTGCGAGACGCTCCCCCTCCCTCAGACCCCGAAAGGGATCGCAGCAGCAGCGAATCTACGTGCTCAAGTAAAGGGGCTGGACAAGCTCGGCGCGCTGACGACAGAGAAGTACGCCGAGCTGTTTCCCAATACGCGCAGCGTGGTGGTTCAGGAGCAAACTACCCCGATCTTCTTTGATTACGCGCAGGACTGGCTGAACAGCTTGCAGATCGTGGAAGGTACTCGGAAGAACTACCGCTCTGCCCTGCAGGTGTATTGGGTTCCGTACCTGGCCGAGAAGCCGATCGACACCATCACGTCAGTGCACTTGCGCAAGATCATGAACGACATCAAGTGGACCTCTCCGATACGCCGCAAGGGCGTGGTCGGCCTGCTGGTGTCGATCTTCCAGCAGGCGGTGACGGACGAGTTGATCGTTCGAAACCCGGCCCTGTCTATCCCGGGCGCCAAAGTGCCGAAGCGTGAGGTCGACCCTTTCACCAAAGAGGAAGCGGATTCGATCATTGCCCATCTTTACGAAACGACGAGCGGTTTGACGGCAATTTACGCGGCGTATTTCGAGTTATGTTTCTACACCGGTATGCGGCCTGGCGAGGTGATGGCTCTGCGCTGGAGCGAGATCGACAGGCGTGGAAAGACCGCCAACGTGTGCCGCATTCAGATCCGTGGAGTGATCCAGGATCGCACCAAAACGAAGCGCGGCCGGAAAGTTTTATTGAACGATCGCGCCCTGCATGCGCTCGAAAAAGCCAGGCCGCTCACCGAGGCGCGTTCAGATTACGTGTTCGCACCCAGTGGGACGGGTGACCGTTCGGAGATGTTCATCCGCTCCGAGACGAGTCAAAAACGTTACTGGCTGGCAGCTCTGCGGAAGCTTGGCATCAGGCGCCGCAGGATGTACGACACGCGCCACACGTACGCGACCATGTGCCTGATGGCCGGCATGAACCCGGCATTCATCGCCGCGCAACTCGGGCATAGCGTGCAGGTGCTGCTTTCTACATACGCGAAGTGGATCAACTCGCCGAATGATTGGGCTGAGCTTGATAAGCTGAAATCGCTGGAAAGTGGTACAAAAATGGTACGAGCTAAAAGCCAGTAACGCCAAGAGTGCCGAAACTCAAAGGGTTTACGTTACATGTGCGGATTAGCAGGAGAGTTGCGTTTCACCCCTATCGACCAAGCCCCTCGCCCAGCCGACCTGGCTGCGGTAGAGCGCATCACCCATCACCTGGCGCCACGCGGCCCGGATGCGTGGGGCTTCCATAGCCAAGGCCCGATTGCCCTTGGCCACCGGCGCCTGAAAATCATGGACTTGTCCGATGGCTCGGCGCAGCCGATGGTCGACAACACCCTGGGCTTGTCACTGGCTTTCAACGGTGCCATCTACAACTTCCCCGAACTGCGCCAGGAACTGCAAGACCTGGGCTACAGCTTCTGGTCCGACGGCGATACCGAGGTGCTGCTCAAGGGCTACCACGCCTGGGGCGCGGCACTGCTGCCCAAGCTCAACGGCATGTTTGCCCTGGCCATCTGGGAGCGCGATAACCAGCGCCTGTTCCTGGCCCGCGACCGCCTCGGCGTGAAGCCCTTGTACCTGTCGCGCAACGGCGAGCGCCTGCGCTTTGCCTCTACCCTGCCGGCGCTGCTCAAGGGCGGCGACATCGACCCGATGCTCGACCCGGTGGCGCTCAACCACTACCTGAACTTCCACGCCGTGGTGCCAGCACCGCGCACCCTGCTGGCCAACGTGCAAAAGCTGGAACCCGGCACCTGGATGCGCATTGACCGGCATGGCGAAGTAGAGCGCCAGACCTGGTGGCAACTGCAATACGGCGCCAACCCGGACGAGCGCGATCTCGACCTGGAAGGCTGGACCACCCGCGTGCTCGACGCCACCCGTGACGCCGTGGCCATTCGCCAACGGGCTGCCGTCGACGTGGGTGTGTTGCTGTCCGGCGGGGTCGATTCCAGCCTGCTGGTGGGCCTGTTGCGCGAAGTGGGCGTGGACGACCTGTCGACCTTCTCCATCGGCTTCGAGGACGCCGGCGGCGAGCGCGGCGACGAGTTCCAGTATTCCGACCTGATCGCCAAGCACTACGGCACCCGCCATCACCAACTGCGCATTGCCGAACACGAAATCATCGACCAGTTGCCGGCCGCGTTCCGCGCCATGAGCGAGCCGATGGTCAGCCACGACTGCATCGCCTTCTACCTGCTGTCGCGGGAAGTGGCCAAGCACTGCAAAGGCGTGCAGAGCGGCCAGGGCGCGGACGAACTGTTCGCCGGTTACCACTGGTACCCGCAGGTGGCCGGCGCCGAGGATGCCTTTGCCGCCTACCGCGACGCCTTCTTCGACCGCAGCCATGCCGAGTACCGCGATACCGTACAGGCCCCTTGGCTGTTGGAAACCGACGCCGCCGGTGACTTCGTGCGCGAGCACTTCGCCCGCCCCGGCGCACGGGACGCGGTGGACAAGGCCTTGCGCCTGGACAGCACGGTGATGCTGGTCGACGACCCGGTCAAACGGGTGGACAACATGACCATGGCCTGGGGCCTCGAAGCACGCACGCCATTCCTCGACTACCGCCTGGTGGAACTGTCGGCACGCATCCCGGCGCGCTTCAAGCTGCCCGACGGCGGCAAGCAGGTGCTCAAGCAGGCAGCACGGCGGGTGATCCCGCACGAGGTAATCGACCGCAAAAAGGGCTACTTCCCGGTGCCGGGCCTGAAACACCTGGAAGGTGCCACCCTGGGCTGGGTGCGTGAGCTGCTGACCGACCCCAGCCAGGACCGTGGGCTGTTCAACCCGGCCATGCTCGACCGCCTGCTGAGCAACCCCCATGGCCAGCTGACACCGCTGCGCGGCTCCAAGCTGTGGCAGCTGGCGGCGCTGAACCTGTGGCTGAGCGAACAAGGAATCTGACCGATGAAAGCCCATGAAATCGCTTACGGGCAGCGCCTGCTGCGCGGCCAGGCGCCGTCCTATGAGCGCCTGCAGGCGCGCCTGGCCGGCGACGGCAGCCAGCCCCACGACCAGCCGCGAGCCGTGCACTGCGGCTGGGGCCGGCTGCTGATCGGCCACACCTACCCCGACCCGGTTTCGCTGGCCGAGGACTTGCTCGACGAATGCCCCGGCGAGCGCGATATCGCCCTGTACGTGGCCGCGCCCCAGCAATTGCTGGCCCAGGCCCCACAGCAGTTGTTCCTGGACCCGTCCGACACCTTGCGCCTGTGGTTCACCGACTACCGCCCGGCGCAGCGGGTGTTCCGCGGCTTCCGCGTGCGCCGGGCGCAGAACCCCGCCGACTGGCAGGCGATCAACACCCTGTACCAGGCACGCAGCATGCTGCCGGTGGACGCCGAACTACTGACCCCTCGGCACCTGGGCGGCCCGGTGTACTGGCTGGCCGAAGACGAAGACAGCGGCGCTGTGATCGGCAGCGTCATGGGCCTGAACCACGCCAAGGCGTTCGATGACCCTGAGCATGGCAGCAGCCTGTGGTGCCTGGCCGTGGACCCGCACTGCACCCGCCCAGGCGTGGGTGAGGTGCTGGTGCGCCACCTGATCGAGCACTTCATGAGCCGGGGCCTGGCCTACCTCGACCTGTCGGTGCTGCACGACAACCGCCAGGCCAAGCGCCTGTACCAGAAGCTGGGCTTTCGCAACCTGCCCACCTTTGCGGTCAAGCGCAAAAATGGCATCAACGAGCAGTTGTTCCTCGGGCCCGGGCCGCAAGCCGACCTTAACCCCTATGCCCGCATCATCGTCGACGAGGCGTTGCGCCGGGGCATCGAAGTACAGGTGGATGACGCCGCTGGCGGCCTGTTCACGCTGAGCCTGGGTGGGCGGCGCATTCGCTGCCGTGAATCGCTCAGCGACCTGACCAGTGCCGTGACCATGACCCTGTGCCAAGACAAGCGCCTGACCCAGCACGCCCTGCACAACGCTGGGCTGCAGGTGCCGGCGCAGCAACTGGCGGGCAATGCCGACGACAACCTGGCGTTTCTCGACGAGCATGGCGCAGTCGTGGTCAAGCCGGTCGACGGTGAGCAAGGCCAGGGCGTGGCGGTGAACCTGACCTGCATCGACGACATCACCCGCGCCGTGGCGCACGCCCGCCAGTTCGACAGCCGCGTGTTGCTGGAAAGCTTCCATGCCGGCTTCGACCTGCGCATCGTGGTGATCGGCTACGAAGTGGTGGCCGCCGCCATCCGTCACCCGGCGCAGGTGCTGGGCGATGGCAAGCACAGTGTGCGCCAGTTGATCGAGGCCCAGAGCCGCCGGCGCCAGGCCGCCACCAGTGGCGAAAGCCGCATCCCGCTGGACGACGAAACCGAGCGCACCTTGCGCGCGGCGGGCTTGGGCTATGACGACGTGCTGCCTGCCGGCCAGCGTCTGGCCGTGCGGCGCACCGCCAATCTGCACACCGGCGGCACCCTGGAAGACGTCACCGAGCGCCTGCACCCGGTACTGGCCGACGCTGCTGTGCGCGCTGCTCGGGCGCTGGAAATTCCGGTGGTGGGGCTGGACTTCATGGTGCGTGACGCCGGGCAGCCGGAGTACGTGATCATCGAGGCCAACGAACGTGCCGGCCTGGCCAACCATGAACCGCAGCCAACGGCCGAGCGCTTTATCGACTTGCTGTTTCCGCATAGCCGACCTTTGGCCTGACAACTGCTCGGCGTTTTGTAGGAGCGGCCTTGTGTCGCGAAAGGGCCGCAAAGCGGCCCCAGCAATCTAAGCAGCGAAGCTGAAATCCTGGGGGCGCTTCGCACCCCTTTCGCGACACAAGGCCGCTCCTACAAAGACCGCGCCACAGCCTGGAATATCAACCCGACCGGAGGCCTGGACATGTCCGAACGACTCCCCGAACCCGATCTCGACTACCTCAAACGTGTGCTCCTGGAAATGCTCGCCATCCCCAGCCCCACCGGGTTCACCGATACCATCGTGCGCTACGTTGCCGAACGCCTGGACGAACTGGGCATCCCCTTCGAGCTGACCCGCCGTGGCACCATCCGCGCCACCCTCAAGGGCCGGCAAACTTCACCCGACCGGGCCGTGTCCGCCCACCTCGACACCATCGGCGCCAGTGTGCGCCAGCTGCAGGACAACGGCCGCCTGGCCCTGGCGCCAGTGGGTTGCTGGTCCAGCCGCTTCGCCGAAGGCAGTCGCGTCAGCGTGTTCACCGATACCGGGGTGTTCCGCGGCAGCGTTCTGCCGCTGATGGCCAGCGGGCATGCCTTCAACACCGCCATCGACCAGATGCCTATCAGCTGGGATCATGTGGAAGTACGCCTGGACGCCTACTGCGCCACCCGCGCCGACTGCGAGGCACTGGGCGTGAGCATCGGTGACTTCGTGGCCTTCGACCCTTTGCCCGAGTTCACCGAAAGCGGCCACATCAGCGCCCGCCATCTGGACGACAAGGCTGGCGTAGCCGCATTGCTGGCAGCATTGAAGGCCGTGGTGGAAAGCGGCCGGCAACCTTTGATCGATTGCCACCCGCTGTTCACCATCACCGAAGAAACCGGCTCAGGGGCAGCCGGTGCCCTGCCTTGGGACGTCAGCGAGTTCGTCGGCATCGACATCGCCCCGGTGGCGCCCGGGCAGGCGTCCAGCGAGCATGCCGTGAGCGTGGCCATGCAGGACTCGTCGGGGCCTTACGACTACCACCTGTCCCGGCACCTGTTGAAACTGGCCGGCGACCACGACTTGCCCGTGCGGCGTGACCTGTTCCGCTATTACTTCAGCGACGCCCATTCGGCCGTGACGGCGGGGCACGATATTCGCACTGCGCTGGTGGCGTTTGGCTGCGATGCCACCCATGGGTACGAGCGTACCCATATCGACAGCCTGGCAGCGCTGAGCCGGTTGTTGTCGGCGTACCTGTTGAGCCCACCGGTGTTCGCCAGCGATTCGCAACCGGCCAATGCGTCGCTTGAACGCTTCAGCCATCAGCTGGAGCATGATGCGCAGATGGAGAGCGATACGCGGGTGCCGACGGTGGATAGCCTGGTTGGCAATAAAGGCTGAAGGCCCTGGGGCTGTTATGCAGCCCCAAAACTCGAATGTTTCGCGTAGCATGGCCACACCTACTTCAGACACCACCCACCATGCTGATCCCCTACGAGCAACTGCAAGCCGAAACCCTGACCCGCCTGATCGAGGACTTCGTCACCCGCGACGGCACCGACAACGGCGACGACACCCCGCTGGAAACCCGTGTGCTGCGGGTGCGCCAGGCCCTGGCCAAAGGCCAGGCGTTCATCCTGTTCGACCCGGAAAGCCAGCAGTGCCAGTTGCTGGCCAAGCACGATGTGCCCCGTGAGCTGCTCGACTAGCAGCTCTTGCCTTGTTTGGCCTCCTGGATGCGCTTGTATACCTCGGCCCGATGCACCGGGACCTCGCGCGGCGCATCCACGCCAAAGCGCACCACCCCCTCACGGGTTTCCACCACCCTGATGCGAATATCATCGCCAATCACGATGGTCTCACCCACTTCGCGTCCTATTACCAGCATGGTCCGGTCCTCCACCGAAAGGGAAAACCGGAGCCTGCCGTGTCGGCATTCCCCTACTCAATAGCTCTGCAGTGAATCAGAAGAACCCTACTCCGCCAGGTAAAATCTCCTACAGATTATTCATCGCGCCTGGGCCTTGGTGCGCATTTTCACCGCCATTTCCGCCATCTCGTCATACAGCCGCTCGGGGGCCTGGCGCTTCAATTGCCAGGCTTGGCGCCCTGCTTCGTGGGGCAGTATCAGAAACTCACCCGCGGCGACCTGCTGATGGATGTAATCGGCAATGTCCGCCGCGCTGATCGGCGAGCCTTCCAACAGCTTGCCAACCTGCGCCTTCATCGCCGGGTTCGGCCCACGGAACGAGTCCAGCAGGTTGGTCTGGAAGAAC